TGATCGTAAACTGTAGAAGTTCCTGCTGGTACTAATACACCTTCAACATCTGCAACTAATCCACGTGTTGTAGAATCGTTTAGATATTTCCAATCAGTTTTATAGAAATCGTAAGATCCTCTACGGAATCCTGAGAATCCTAGGTTCAACGCCATATCTTCTGAGTTATCGAATACACCGTAAGATGTACCTCCAGCTCCGTAAGAATTTTGTTGTGCTAGCATATTGTCAATCTCTAAAGAAGTTCCTCTATCTAAGAAAAGCATGTTCTCTTCAATAGCTCCTTGTTTGTCTAACTCATTAAGAATAGTATCGAAATCAGCAAGACCAGCTCCACCAGCAGCTCCAAAGTCAGCATTAGTATAAACTAATCCTCTATCTTCTAAAGCAGCAAATAAACCTTCAGATCCAGTTACGTTTGCTCCACCGCCAAATCCAGCAGCTGCAGCAATGTTTCTTACGTTACCTGCACCGTCTGTTGATTTTTCAGCTTCAACCATAGCCATTTCTAATTGATCTTCAAAACGAATTCTAGCTTCGTGCTCAGATTTTAAATACCATAAGTATCCAGAAGTTCCAGCTTCAGTAGTTACTTCTACCCAACCAATTTGAGCAACATCAGAACCATTCACATTATACTTATCTCTAAGGATAATTGGTTTGTTGTTGAAAGTTGTAAAAGAAGCGTCAACAGAATTACCTGCTTGAGACGTACCTTTAGCATATTCAGAACCATATACAAATACTTTTACATCAGCACCTGTAACAGTAAGTCCAGAAGCAGCACCGTAAGTATCTACAGTAACAACGTTTCCTACTACATCTTGTACATAAGCCTTTTGAGTATCAAATCCTTTAGAAACAACGATAGTCATTCCTTTCCCGATTAAATGCCCAGCTGGAAAAGTTAAAGTAGTTGCGTCATTTGCAGTTACGTCATCATAAGCGATGTGTAAACGTCCTTGCTCAGACCATGTAATAACGTCAGATGCCATTGGCATTTCCGCTCCTACCATTCTTAAGAATCCAGAAATCGTACGGTTACCGTATCTTTCTACTTCTTTTTCATACACCTCAGGTAAAAACTGTTGTGTAAAATCCATATCCGCGACAGAAAGGTAATTGTCTCCAAACAATCCTTTAATTGGTCGTGGTGTTAAGTGTTGAAGCGCCGAAGCACTTCCTGTAAAGTCTCCCATTTTATTAATTTTTAATGGTTAATTATTTCCTTTTTTTAATCTTAAAGCTATTTGCGCTTTTCGCATCACTAGGAACCGAACGTACAGTCCACCCATTTGTTGCTGAGTTCTTATCATGTCCCCGTCTTGGGTCCATATCAACATTCTTATTTCGTGACATACTAGATTTAACGGCGTCGGCTTTACCTTGCTCGTAAAAATGATTCGCTATTGCGTCAGCATTCATAGCTGTAAATAATGACTTATGGTAACCCTTAGCATCTGACATTTCGTTTTTATCATTCAAGAACTTCTTGACGAAATTATTAATGTCGCTTTGGGTATCCTTTACGTCATTTGTATTTTTAATTTTGAACCTATACTTTTTGTCTCCAACTGAATAATCAAAACCTTTGAAATCCTCGTTAAAAACGTTATTGGTCTTAGATAAAAATATTTCTTTTTTTGAAGTAGCTAGTTTCGTAGCCTCTTCGTTTTCTTTATTATAGCGGTTGAAAAAATCAACTGCTTTTAACTGATCAGGGTTTAACCTAGACCCAGCTTTAATTTCTTCGTAGTATTTAGACTTTAATCCGTCTAAGTGCTTCTTTGCTTTTGCAGCCTCTTCTTTAAAAGCTATTTTTGCTTTTCTAATGTCTTTAGGCTCATCTATCTCTTCGTCATACGAGAAGTCTTCCATCAATACCTCAATATCTTCTTTATCTAAATGAGGTTTGGTAGTTTCGTAATACTCGCGTATTAGTTGCGAATCGTTTAATGATGCGTAGTCGGTGTTTAGCTTGACGTAGTCCTGTAAGCTACCCCCTGTTTCGTTCATGAATTCAACAACCTTCTGTATATTATCTGGTAGATCTATACCTGCTGATTGCTCAACTATAGCTTGCTCAACCTGTTCTTCAAGTTCTTCAGCTACAGCTTCAACCTGTTCTTCAGTTACCTCCTCTAATATACTCTCGCTTTCTGTGGTATCTAAATTTTCAGTTTCTTCTTGCTCTACAACTTCTTCTACAGCTTCAGGTTCTTCTGGTTTGTTTAAGTCACTTAAATTGACTTTTATAACTCCCTCTTCGTCTTGCGAAATAGGGCCTGTGGGTTTTTCTTCTACTACCTCTTGTTCATTGGTAGTTTGTTCTTGCGCTTCCTCTTGGGTGTCAAGAACTTCTTCTAGGTTTTCTGACATGATAAAATATTATATAATTATACATTACTATTATTACTTAGGATCAAAGGTACCTAAGTCAAATCCACCGCCAATTATGTCGTTTCCGCCGGATTCAAAGTTTTTTGGTGGTGTATTGTTTTTTCTTTGTTCTATTAATTCACTTTGTTGAGATGCCTCCATTTTAGATCTATCGTCTTTTCTATCTTCTCTTTGAGACTCTCTACTTTTATTATTTTGTGTTTCCATGCCTTTTAGTTGCATGTTGTACTGAAACTCTTGAGCCATTAATTCTTTTTTAGCTTCCACTTCTGCTTGAAGTTTTTGTAGATCCAGTTGGCCTTCTAATTGGACTAGTTCTGCTTTTTGCGCTATTAATGCTTGATTCTTTTGAATCTCAGCTTGAGCAGCTACTTGTTGAGCTTGAGCGTTTGCTTGCGCCTGTGCTTGAATGTTTTGCTGCTGAATCAATTGATCACGCTCTTGTTTCTTACGTCGTTTAACCTTTAGCAATTGATTAGCTAACTTTAGGTTCTGAACGTCTCTTATATCTATAGCATCATCCAAGTCTATTAAACCTGCTGATAAAGCTGTCTGTATGTTGTTCTCTAATATTTGCTTTTGCTCTTCGTCTGGCATAAGTGTTAAGAATATACCAAAATCATACAAATGTAAATTACCCATTTCAGCTAGCGTAGCAACATTATGAGATCCTATCTTTTGTATAAAAGCATCCCTGGCTGGTGAATATTCTATAATATCTGATATTCTAAGCGACAGACACTCCGCTAGATGCGCAGTTATATAAAGTCCTCCTTCTAATATGTGTCTTGTAGCTGTATTACTATTTGCCGCTGCGATTTTTTGTATGCCCACTAAAGATTTAGAATCAGGCATACTACCATCTCTTGCTTCGTTTAACCCAGTGACATCACGTATCATTTGTAAGTAATAATTATAGGTGTTAATTAAAGCTCCTAATTTATTACCACCACTTCCGCTTGTTATTTCTTGAATAGGTACTTTGCCCGGATTCATATCTCCTTCTTGTGTGAAAGATCTACCGATAACAGAACCTGTTTGAAAGAACATATTTAAAGCCTCTTGGGGATTGTAATTTGTTCCATTACCTAAATCAATCTCAGCCAAGCCATCAGCATCTAAATAAACGCCATCAGGAACCATTCTAGATAACACTTGCTGTAATTTTAAATGTGTTAGCTGTATCATATCAGCAAACCCAGTTATTCTACTAACTAAAGATTCTATACGCCCTTTGTACATTCTAGGTGCGTTTATACTGTAATTCAAATATACTTTAGCGCTGTCGCTTTTAGGTCGCATCATATTCTTGGCTAACTCCCATTTAAGTAAATAGTCTGTACCCAATATTAAAACACCTTCATATAATACTTCAATAGACCTTGATAATTTACCAAACTGCTGCTCAAGCACTTCTACTGGTGGATCAAAAGTATCATCTCTTAATAAAACTTTAGATGCTCCTGTAGCTGTTTCTTTTATTTTATAAACCTCGTTCATGTATGTCTTGTAGTTGAAATACAAAACTTGAACTGTATTTGAATCTGATTCGTTATAATTAGAAAGCGATCTGTCATAGAAACCGTTGTTCTGGTATCCTTGTCTTGATATGCTTTTTAAATCTTCACCTGTTAATTCTGGAAATTGCTTTTTTAAGTCATTAATAGCAACGTCTTTAACTTCCCCACAATAATATATATCGTCAAAGTAAGGTGAATCTGTGTGTGACCAAACTAAATTAGCAGGATCTACATAATCTATTACAACTCCTTCGGATTTAGAGAATCTGTTTTTCACAGCACCAATACCTATGGTTGCTAAATCGTAGGTAACTCTTTTCTTTGTTAAATCGTAATGATTACCCTCCAGTAAAACGTTTATTGCTTGCTCTTCAGCGATCTCTACAGCTTGCTTATAAGTTAACTGCATGTGAACATCCAACTCTTCTTTAGAGTCTGGTAGCATTTCAGGTGGGTTTTCATATAAATTTACACCGAAGTTTTCTTGCGCAAAGTCATTAATCTCTTTAGTTTGTATATCTCTTATTATACTTTCTAAATATTTAGTTCTTTTTGAAACACCATAAGGATCTTGCGTGTGTGCTTTTATATCAAAAGCTCTTTCAGATATTCCGTTAACAACGATGTCTACAAACTTAGGTATTATAGGAACAGGCTTCCAGTCTATATTTAAGTAAGACAAGTCACCGTTAATTGATAGCTCATCTTTGTACTTTTGTATTGGTTGCTCACCTCTAGCATATAACCTCAGCTTATGAAAAGTATTTTGATTACTCTTATATCTATTACTACCAGAATCGGATTTAAACCATTCATCTTGAATAGCTCTACCAACTCTCAATCCATACTCAGGTGACACTTTCTCTGCGTCGCTAGCAACTTGGCTTGGGAAAAAACTATTTATAACTGACTCAGCCATACTTATTTTATTATTTTCGAAATTGCACCGTTGTTTTTGTACCTTGCAATGCTTAAATTTAACTTTTGTTTTTCAACTCGTGGGTTTGGTCTATATAGATGTCTATTGCACGCCATTATAGCTAAACCTGAACTAATAGCGGCATCAAATTTTGTTCTTTTATTTATATCAAATTTCGCCCAATCATTCAGGGTATTATTAAAGTACATTGACCCATATTCTCCATCACTAGTTACACCTACGTGATTTTGAATATAAGTTTCTATAGCAGCTGCGTGAGCTTGCTTTATATCTTCTGACGAGTTTGGTATTCCACCTATTTCTCTTTCTGTTACAGATAACTTATTATAAAGTTTATCAGGTCTATTCATAGAGTATCCTCTATACCCTCGTCTCTTTAAATAATACAATAATCTAGGTTTATTGTTTTCACATAATATAGGCATTCCATAAAATACCAATGCCATTAAAACATCTTCAAAAAACATTTCAGCGGTTTGTGGCCTAGCTACATATTCTAAAAAGAAAGTGTTAGGGGGTGCGTCCTCCATACTAAAAGTAGTTAAACCGTGCAAAGCGCCCTTCGATCCTCTCCCATCTGTTGTTCCTGATATATCATAGCTATCACAACCAAACGCCCCAATGTGATCATTGCCGGGGTGTCTTACCCCATTTTTAATCACTTGTTTATTTTGTAAAGCAATCTTAGGAACCCAAGAAACTTTAAATCTACCGTTTGGATTTGGTGAAAACATAACTTTGCTATCTTTAACACCATGCTCCCAGTTAAAACTACCTGTAGTAACTACTGCTGAGCTTTTTAAATCTTCGTTATAATCTATTTGTTCGTATATTTTTACTAAATTGAATATACTATTTTTTGTTTCGTCTCTAAATGCGTGTTCTTCTGTTCTAGGAAACTGTCTGTAGAACTCATTTAAAGCATCCTGGTCGCCTTTTAAACCTTCCGCTTCATTATCCCAATGTTCGATGACACCGACCTCGATAGACTCTCCGTGTGGTCCAACGCAATCTTCTGATGGATCTTCGAATACAGGCATTCCATAAGAATCAATGAATCCTTCGTAATTCCATTCCATAGGAACGAACAGAGAATATAATCCTGACTTAGTCTGTCCATTGCGGTTTCGTTTTGTAACGTCTGAGTCATTATATAGTTTTTTGAAGTTCTCTCCTCCTTTATCTAAAGCGTTTGATGTACTTCCCATCATACACTTACCGATAATTCTAGCCCCTAGTCTTAATGTTGTTTTCGTGACCCTCCAGTTGTTGAGGATGTTGTCCGGCCTTTCCCATTTACCCGATTCATCGTGGACGAGGAGTTTAAGTTTCTCCCCATCGTAGGAGTTGTCACCCGTGTTCTTCCAGTCGATTGTGGTATCAAGACCCTCGAGGAGCTCCTGATCCTTTTTATTTTGTAAGGATTTTCTAGTGAGTCTACTGGCTGGGATCCTATAGGCAAGCTCGGTCTTGGGCCTGTCCATACCGTCCTGGATCGGTTTGAAAAAGAAGGGGTAGTTAACGGATATTGGTACAACCTTATCTGTGAACATTTTCTTAGCATCGGCTCCAGACTTAGACAAGATACCGTACCGTGCATCTGACGTAATTGTCGCCATATTAACGGTCTCTGCTGAAGACATAAATGAAAATCCGGAACGACGGTTTTTAAGGTAACACATTCCGTAACAGCGTGAGTCTGCCTTGCAAGCCTCCCAGAATAAAAAGAATAATCTGTTTGCTTCCCTAAAGTCTGGCTTCCCAACGTCAATCTTGCTCCACTGCAAGTACATAAAGTGAGTGCCAGTAATGTAAGTAGCCATGCTCTTATTATTGAACCAATGGCCTTCTTCTCTGCGCTTGAATTGTTCATCTATATATGGTTCCCATTTTTCTTTGAAGTCTTCAGGATAATCTCGCCAATCAAAAACACTTTGTATTTGTTTTAGCTCTTTCGGGTATTCATCTGCTACCCACTTATCACTAGACTTATTAATTTTGACTGGTTCTTTTGGCAATGCAATTTTTAAATTCTGTATATTGTATATTTCACCAATTTGCCCAGTCTTACTTATAACAACAACATCGTGTTCCTTGTTGTATCCATACCTCCATTTTTTGCTTTTATTTAACCTTGATATTGTGGTTTGCTTTATGGGAGTTATTACGCTATATAAAGTCTGCTCGTACATTACTTGCTTCTTTTTTCTGCGAACCCTGAAAAAGTTTTCTTCTTTTCTTCCTCTTTAGGTTTGTTTTCTAATATAGCTTCTTCTTCTTGTATTCTTGATAATATTTCGAACGCGTCGAATATAGCCAGCTTTTTAGTGGCTGCCGCATTCTTAAGCCTATCAGCTGATATGTCATCGTCGGAATCTACAATAGGTTCCTTAGCTACTTTTATTAGCTCTTCAACCGCCCGCTGCCCAGCTAGGATTATACTCTTCTTCGTTTCCTTGATATTCATATTTAATTGTAATTTGATTGGTAGGAACTCGATACATTTTTTGTTTTTCAATTAAAAACTCATATTCTGTTCCTGGACTAAAACCCACTAAGTCACCAACGGTCATAACTTTTAAGCTAGTGTCTTTGTATTTTAGTATGCCTATTAGCGGCTTCTCAAAGTCGGTAGAGAACATCTTGTCCTCTTTTATAGGCGCTACAAAGTTAAACCCTTTTATAGGCTCCCATTCTTTTTTCGCTTTACGAGCAAATATTTGGGAAGGTGATACAAAGTACATATTGTCTTTGTAAAAGCTCTTGCTGTTTTTTTCAATACCACGTATGTCTCTAAATCTCCTAAACACGTTGTGATGTAATATTACCTCGTCTCCTATGTTAACACCTATGTCGTTGACACTAGGAACCATAACTACAATACCTACTCTAGATACAAAGTTGTGGTTTTGAAGCTCAGTGTTTAATATTAATTCTTTACCGTCTACATCTTTGGTATTAGTGTATCTGCTGCTTTTAGGAACTACAACAAAATCAAAAATACCCTTCATTAATAATCAATATTATATTCTATAGCTATAGCCATATTTTTATTGAAGTCTTTCCAGGGAATAACATCAGATCCTTTTTTAATATAGACAGAGTACTTTTCTTCTTCTTCTATAATATTAACTATAGTATGACCACCATACACTTCCTGTCCAACAGAATAGTGCATGGCGTCATTTTTATAGTCTTTCCCTATACTAATCTTCCTTAGAAGGCTC